TTATCAGGTCTAGTCATCATGACAGGTTGAACAGGATCAGTAAATGGATTTAACTGAAATAGTTCACATTGATCAGGTAGACCAGCCCTATTAATTACATTGAAGTAAGTAGTTTCTACTATATTAGCTACTTGCATAGATTCAGTAGTATCTCCTATAGAGTTTACCTCATCAGAAGACATAGAACTTAATATACTCTGGACTAGTTGTAAAAGAGTCATCTTTTGCATTATGATTTAAATATCCTTGCTACAGATACTGCACCTGAATAGACGAAGTAGAATCCTACGACAGCCATTAAGACTTGCCATTGGTCAGAAGTAACTGGATCTGTAACTCCCATCTTTAAGACTTTATCCCAAAGAAAGATCTTAGTAATGTAGGTAGCTGGTCCTATTGATAGACCTGCTCTGATCCACATATCTAAACTACTATGTTGACTATCAGCCAATAAAGCAGCTCTCTTAGCTTCAAGAGTGTTTATTCTTTCCTGAGAAGCTACTTTATCTTCTTCAGTCTGAGCTTTAAGAAGAGCTATCTTCTCATTAGCAATAGCATTAGTTATACTATTAATTGTCTGAAACAGACCAGGGAGAATAAGACCTAAAAGACTGAGCATCAAGCTACAGGAGCAGGGGTAGTAACGGCGACCTTAGATAGAGACGACCAGAGACCGACGACTACAGCAGAAGCTGCAGTACCGATACCGCTGATTACAGCATCACCATTCCAATATTGCATTCCATAATGAGCGACTAAGAAGCCACCCGCAGCAGCAATAGCAGCTCTGACCCAACCACCAAGTTGAGTCGGACCGACTAAAGTAGACAGAACGTTAATTACACTGTTCATTTATTTTCCTTTTCTAAAGATATTTGTTAAGAAGTTTATAATTGTGCTCCATAGGCTCGTAGAAGGCCTCGCCAAGCTCGTAGGAGCGTCACTGGTAGACTTTACAGAGGTGTCAGGTAGGGTAGTGGCCGGAGATAAGAAAAGCTTCTCCTCAGCCTTCCTACGACGGATTAGACCTGCTAGAGTCTTACCACCTGCTTTATCATATAATAATAGATGATCTGCAGTTTCTGTATACTTACCTTCGTTTAAAAGAGGTAAAGCAGAAGAATGTCCTAAGGCTCCAGTATTAAACTGAAATGAGACTAAAGCATCAAATTGATTCTGATTTAGAGGAACTTTAACAAGAGAGTTTACTTCTTGTTCGACTCGTCCGAGGTCTTGTCCGAGGATTCTATCTGCGTCAGACTGTGTAAGTACTTGCCCAAGAAATACATGAGGATCGCCAGCAGCACTGGTATGCCCATAACCAATAGTAAGAGTCCCATGAACTGTATCTCCTGGATGAACTATATGATCATTATAATCATCATACGATTGAAGGATTAAACCTTCAAAAGATTCAATTAACTTTCTTCCGTTCGGGCTTGTCTTCATTTAGTTTCTTTATTTCCTCTTGAAGTTTTTCAACTTCTGTTTGAAGATTAGCAATTATGAATACATAATCACCAATGATTTGTCTGATTTTCTGTTCCATTAGAAACAAGGTATCCATCTGGTGACTCCACCATTATCAACAATGGTAAGCCATGTTTGAACTGTAGTATGAGAACCTACGGGTCCGACTGAAGTTAAGGCAGTTGCAACAGCTCCATTAGCTGAGAAACTTCCTGCACTTCCGAATTGAACTAGACCTGCACTTACTGAAGGAGTAGTTATAACAACAGAACCACTTGTAGTTCCAGATAATGTTAGAGATCCAGTCGTTCCTATTGTTCCTGAAGATAAAGTTCCATTAGTTACTAAATTTCCACCAGAGCTAATAGTGAGATTGCCTGAAGCTAACTGAAGAGTACTTCCAGTAGTAGAACAACTAAGAGAAGTAGAACCACTTGTTTGACCTGCTAAGGTTAAGGTACCTGCTGTAGTACCAATAACACCTATTAAAACAGGTTTTGTAATTGTTAATTGAGAGACTGTACTGTCTACACTTAATTGTAAACTTCCGCTTGTTGTCCCAGTAAACTGGAGTAAACCATTAGCTATGCCTACACCACCAGTACCTATAGCACCATTTTGATTAACAATAAATCCTGGAGATAGATAAGCAGCCGAACTGAAAGTTACACCAGATAAATCAATACCTGTAGCAACAGTACCAGCTCCGACCTTAAATATAGTTGCTGAAGTTGATAACGGAAAAGAACCTATTCCACCTGAATTATCAATTAGAATTGCATTAGTCCACTTTGCAACTGCACCAGCTTGGTTAAATAACCAGAGCATAGTGTTAACTCCAGAACCATTTACAGCATCTGAAGGATTACTTGAGAACTGAGCTAAAGCTTTAGACCAGGTACTTGAACCAGCTGCCATCTGAGTATTAAAGGTACCTCCACATACAGTGAATAAGGAAGTTGCAGAACTTCCCATAGCAGCTAGAAAACTACCTGCTTGAAATGCTCCTGCAGAAGTACCTGAAGATGTAGGACTAGTTCCATTATCTGCTGTGACTGCTGTTACTGTTCCAGCAACTCCAACATAATTTCTATTACTGTTTGAAGCACTAGTCGGTGAAAGAAGATTAGTTTGACCGTCTATAGCTGATCTTCCTCCTGTTGCACTAGAAGTACCAAAACCTTGAGTGACTTGGAGACCTATGGAAAATTGAGGACCTGCAGCTAAACTATCTATAATAGATATATTGTTTATGTTGACGCCTGAAGTATTTGTTCCAGATACAGTTTCAGTTATAGTTAGACCAGTCCCTGTTCCTAGACTAGGTAATGCTAAAGTCTGAGGAGCAGACCAAGTATTAACTCCATCTAAAAATGGAACAGTATGTCCAGATGTACCTGTAAGAGCTGTGATAATGTTAACTGGTTGAGAGAAGACAGCAACATCAGCTAATCTTAACGGAGAGTTAATACTACCAGGAGCAGGAAGATTAAGAATCTGGAAACTATTCATATCCAGATTAGCAAACATCTGATTAGGAATGGTGCCATCTCTAGATAATGTATTATTAATAGCAGTAGTAGTTAGAGCATTATTATTATTTATGGTAGAAAGTAGACTATTATCTATATTGCCTACACTACCTAGAGTGACTTTATCGACCATGTTTTATCCGTATGTTATATATGTTGGAGATGCACCAACTGAAGTAAATCGAATGAATAACGTACGTGATGTATTTCCAGCCATAACTAGTGCAGTTTGACCTGTGTCAAAACTACCACCAGTACCAAAGTTAATGGTAATAGTGTTTGCACCTGTAGCGCTAGCATTTATAACATCACACATAAGAATATCACCAACTTGAACTCCTCCGGAGTTTAAATTCATGTAATTCAAAATGTTAGTAGCCGTATCCAAATTCCATACGGTAACACCAGATGGAGACTGAACAATAATTCCAGTACCTAACATAGCTGCTGTAATAGTTACAGGAGTAGATCCTGCTGCGAGATTAGTTGCAACTCCAGTTCCTTGCATCCAAAGAGTACCTAATTGCTGCGAATTACTCGATACATTTGGAGTACCTGGGACATAAGCTCTAACTCGTTGATTCATTACGACTTCATCAAGTCCGCCCATTAAATCAATCTGAGCTGTATTAATAACCATTTATATTTCCTTTCTGTGATGAGTGGAGGTTTGATCCTCCACTCAAAACATTAAACATTAGAAGCTAATGTTACCATAAATAGTATAACGAAGCCTAAGCTTAATTAAACCATTTGTGAATGCACCTGTAGCAATAGTACTAATCCATGCCGAATTAGGCAGTGGAGTAATAGCATTAGTCACTAGAGGCATATTACCCATCCATGCACCAGTACCTGCAGCTACAGTGGTAGAAAGTTCCCACTGTAAACCACTAGCAGCCGGTGGAGCTGTAAAGGTAGTACGTTGACCTGTGGTGGTTATACGTCCTATAACCAAACCATTCAAGATCTGCGTACCTGCGTTAGGAGTTACCTGAACAAATGTAGAACTAGGAGTACCTGGAGAGGTAGCCACTAATCCGACTGCAAGACTTGTACCACCAGTAGCACCAATTAAAGTCTCAACAGTAACTTCTTCTAGGAAGATATTAGTATTATTGAAAACTAAATTGCCACCTGTAGTAGTAGTAATCGGGGCAGTTATTTGTAAAGGAACCAGAACATTAGGAGAAGTGATTCCTGCAGCTGCAAAGTTACCAGTTCCAGAGAACGTAGTAGGCGGAGCAGCAATGAGAGGCGTATTACCAGAGCCCTGTTGCATAGGGACTAAGGGAATAAGCTGTTCAATTTCTCTAGTTTCACCATAGACGAGATAATCGCCTGCAGTGTCGGATACGGCCTTTTGAGTACCGTATTGGATGGGGAGACCATCCTGATTATACCAAAAACCTGATACCATTATGTTACCTCCTTATTAGCTCGGCACGACGCCAGTAGCGGTTAAGATGGTGACCATGTTTTCAGGCCGATAGAGCTTGAAACCATACTCGGTGATAGTCAGATATTCCTCTTGCTGGAGATCTTTATTGAACTCCGAGTAGACGGTCGGCATCTGACGGAAACCTCCGACCCATGGTAACGTATCACCAGGAGCAGCGGAGAAGAAGTAATTAGCAACACCATTGGTTACAAGAGTACCACTAATTGTTTCTGAAGCGATAGAGGGAAGATAGTTAGAGACATAAAGATCGAATCCATAAAGATTGAATCTAAACTTAAATCCACTGACTGCACCATCTTTCACTACACCTTCCCACATTGGCATGGGAGAAAGTAAGTTAACAAGATTGGCTTGAGTCTGAATCGTATAGGCGACACTAGGATCAATAATACCGACTAAGTTAGTCAGAGGCACGTTAGCCTTTGTTAAAGCATACTGTGCACGAGCAAAGTCTGGTAAAGCCAGACCAGTATTGATACCTGTAGCGACGAAACGATGGTCAGCCAAGTTAATTATATTGGGGTTAGAAGCAGTCTGTCCGTTATTAGCTTGAGCAAGAATACGTGTTTCCACGCCTTCCATTAAGACTCGATGTTGTCGAGGCACGAAGGCTGCGATAACATCAGAAGCATAGTAGCTGTCTCTCTTGAACTTCTCTGAAATGGCATTAGCAGAATATTTATACTGATCGAAGGAGAAGGTAAAATTACCAGTATCCATCGCAGAGTATTTAATTGCTTGACCTTCAGTAAAGTCTTGTTCAGTAGCTTCACCAATCGACGGAATATTTAACGTATAGCCATCGGGGAAGTCAGATAAAATACGGACAAACTTCATAGCATTCAATTCATCTAGTAAGAGTTCTTTGATCTGACGAGACCAAAGATTAGTTCTAACTAGGAACTGAGTATTGGCATCCATAAAACCTGCCATATGAGTTTGTTCCTTTTAATTATTTATTATGTATGTCCATATGCATAATAATCTCCATCTCTGAAGTCTTCGCCTAAGGCGATAGCATCATTATGCATTTGAACGGCTATTTTCTTAGACTGCCAAAGATTAGGATCTTTCTTCTTCAAATCTTGATAATAAGCCCAAGTACGTTTTTCTACTGTAGGTCCAGTCGTAGTTGTTCTTTGTTGAGATTGAGGAGGAGAACGGAAAGGATCTTGTTTAATCTGTTCGTCTAGACCTAGAGATCTAAGTAAGACTTTAGGTTGAATACGAGCCATACTATTAAATTCCTCTCTAGTCAGTCCTAATTCATTGATTTGTCTATTGACTATGTTCTGATAATCAGAGCCATATTCTTTTATAATTTTATCCCTTACAAAGTTAGCGTTGTCTTGCTGACGTTTAGTAGTTTCATTCTCTAAGATTTTATTAGAGATTAAAACATCTAATTGTTTAGGATCAAATTGAGGGGCTTGTATTTTATCGTCTTTCACTATGGGTGTGTCGTTACTTGAACGTTGAACTGCCATTTGGTCTAACAGTTCTTCTATCTTCGCCCTAGCATTATATTGCTGGTTTAGATCCATATACTCTTGTCTAGAAGCATCTAAACGCTTCTCTAATAAAGATATATACGAATCTGATAAATGTTTTCCTCTAGCAAGGTCTTCGTTAGATTTAAACTTTTTGTCGTCTCCGACTAAATCCTGTAAGTATTTCTTTTCAGGATCAATCGTTGGTAAGCTTGTTTCGTCTAGAATATCGGTCATTATTCTCTCCTAGGTTGGGTCGTACCTTTTATGTAGTCTTGGAACTCTAATGCGAAGTAAATGAAACCTATAAGAAAGTTTCTATCTGCGTTATTTAAAGCTTCACTATGTATTAATTTCTCTTGTATTTTCAATGCTTCGGTCTTCATTATTTCTTAACCGGTGGATACGGTTTCCTAACTTTACCACATTGAGGACAAGGCTTTGGCCAATCTCCTCTACCTAAACATGTCAGACAAATATCACTCACTGTTGTCCTCCTGGTTGAACTTGAGGTGGATTCTGTCCCATATCATAATCTGAACCTAAACCTGTTGCAGTCATGGTAGATTGATGCATCTGCTCTTCTAGAGCTTGAGCTTGTTTCTGACCATCTGCTTGTTCAGCTAGAGCTACGTAGGGAGTGACTACTTCAAAGTCTTCTAAGTTAAATGTCTTTTCTAATATCTTAGCAAGTTTAACTCCTGAGAAGTGAGGTTGAACTGTAGGCCATAGATTAGATTGAGTAAGATTAGTAAGGTTTTGTATTAACTCTGCTTGTTCTGCAAAGTGTCTGGCAGCTACAGGTTTAATACGACCTATACCTGTTATATCATCGACTGTAAGGGTCTGGAAGGTCGCTAATTTAAACTCATCATCAAATACCTTAATAGTCGTAGCCCCTACCATATTACGTCTAGCGAGCTCTAAGAGGGCATTTAAAAGAGGTTCTTCTTCTTGTTCTTCAAATTGTTTAATCTTGTTCTGAAAGACACGAGCTGAGGCATTCTCTAGACGTTGAACTTCATATTTAGTTTTTTCTCCTGGAGATCGGAACCCCATTGCTTCTCGTGGTGCTCCTGCCATCTGCTCCATTAGTTGTTCTAGACGTTCTATCTTCATGTCTGATTGCATTACGTTTACTTCTGGGACTAGTAATTCTACATCTCCTTCATCAGATACAAATATCTTCTCACCTGGTTGCCATGTAAAATCTTCGACGAATCCTTTAACCTTCTGAACTGGGAATGTTACTAAATCCCAGACATCTGCTCCCATGTTTTCAATATGATCCATTCGATATTGCATACCGACTAGATTATCTAATGGTCCCATACCCCATAGATTATCTTGCTTCTTACGCCATGGAACATGGAATATAGGAGCATAACCGAAGTATGAAGGACCTGGTTCGTTGGAGATCAGCTTGTGGCGATCTATTACTGTAATTACCCTATTCTTCTCGAATATGTCATTGATGTAATCATAATAATCGCCGTAGAAAGTTATGATCTCTACGAAGTCTTGTAATAAATAAGCTCTGAATGAAGTAAATCCATCCATTGCATAGAGATGATCTCTTTGGATCCAATCTCCTTGAAAGGTTCTAGCATGGAATCTAATATTCTTTAAATAGTCAAATAACTCCATATAACGAGTTCTATTTTCATCAGTAGATACTCTCTGGAGATAATCTCTTAATTCTCCCATAGATATGATACTACGAACTATCTTAGGAGATTGATAGAAATTCTCTGCTGTGGGATTGAAGACAATATCAAGAGGAGAGATCCGTCTGACTGATGGACCTACATATCCTACTTGTGTCTTATCTGGTAGTTGTACTCTTTGATCTACCCACTCGACAGTACCGAAACAATTACCAAAGTCTATATAATCCATGATAATCTTATCCATCTCATGTTTAAAAGATGGTTGAGAGACTACCCAAGCCATGTAATTGGTTATAGCATCTCGTTTATCTCTGGAACTAGAATCTCTTTCATTAGCTTCCCATGTCAACCATTTACGTTGTGGGAAGAGTGTGGCTGTATAATTTGAATAAAGGTTGTCCCTGATTTGGCAAAGCTTTGGGACAGTTGTTTTATTCTTCCAAGGTAATTGATTGTTGGTCGTTTGTGTAGTATCGGTAGCATAGACATATCTACGTACTTCTTCCCAGTCATTCTTCTTTACCTGACGTAGAGTCTCCCATTCTACCCATTTCTCTGTAATACGAGTAGCTAACATATCTGGTTGAATTACGTTGTGAAGTTCTAAAACTTTACCAGTCACTTTTTCACCGCTCTATTAGTTTTTGAATTGTATTTATAAGCACCTGTTTTATTTCCACTGTATTTAGCGGCACGAGATATAGCTCTACCGGCTTTTCCTAAAGCTTGTCTTTTCTTACCTTTACTAGTGAGTTTATTACCTTTTAGTTCACCATATTTTCTTAATAGACCCGATGCCATGTTTTTAGCACCTTTGATACCTTTAGAAGATAATTGTCTAGTAAGACGTGTGACTATGCTCACGCAACTCCTCCATATTTACTATGGAATTGATAGACTGTTTGAGCATCTTTCTTCATTCTGAATATATCTAAAGGAACTACAGCAAAATCTACGGCTGCAGCTAAAGCATCTTTTATGTCATCATGAGCAGGATTACTAAAGATAAGTTCTTCCTCTAATGTCTGACAATTACCTCCAGCGTAATGCCACATCTGTAGATTAGAATATTTAGGTTCTAGAGTAGCTTGTATTCTCTCTTCTTTAGATCCTTGCCATCGGCTAGGACGGTATTCTTCTACAGAGAGAGATAGACCAAAAGGTCTAATGTAGTTATCTTTAAGATCTCTTACTATGACTTGTTGAGCTACTGATACCTCTGCCCTCAACTTATGAAAAGCCCACTTCTCATGTAGTTTTAATATTCTACTAAAGTAGTCAGATATCTTATCTGTCTTAAATCTATCTATGTCTAAGATATAGTAATTACCTTTACCATCTACGCCTACTACTACTATCGCTGAGTGATCCGCCCTTTTCCCTGACGAATATGCGAAATCGACGGCTGCGACGACGTTGAGACGTTCGTTCTTAAAGAACCATCTTCCATCTTTTTGTCCAAGGAAGGCTGGGTTGTAGTACTGGAACAAATCTCGTTTAATTGCGGACGAATCGATGTCGTGCGGATCGTTATAGTACTGGGCCCTAAAGTGTACTTTGTTAATGTACTGTGCTCTTTTTGTGGCCAGGATTTTACTGTCGAAACCGAACCATCGTCCGTCTGTTCTTTGTTGTCTAGGCCAGAGAAACTCTCCGGTACCATCTCCGACTGATTCGACCTGTCGTTCAAATACCTCAAATAGAGGGGTAGCATTGGAAACATTGCCCAATTCATCGTAATCTTCAATCTCCATATCTTGTAAACTAGAATATAAATCTTTAGGATGGTATCTAGTCCCGACCACCCATTCTCTTGCATTTACTGTTTCAATAGATGAAAGTAGAGAATATTGACTTTGTACTTTCTCTCGTCCATCTAGTAAGTAGGCATTAGACTCGACCACCACGTCATCAAGCGCGGCAATATCGCAATGTAAACCCACGATGTTACTAGTAAGACCAGCAGTGAATATAGAAGGATCTCTAACAGACTCAGCCCTTCGAAGAGGGTGGTCCACTGAGATTTCTCTCTCTGTCCATTTCTCACGCTTAGCTTCTTCTTTCTCGACCATCTCTGGCCAATAGATTCTATACGTATCGTTAGTTAATATATCTTTAATAAACTTAAGTTGTTTAATGGCTAAGTTAGAAGTACTTGATATAAGTAGAATTCTAATAGTAGGATCTTTAGTTAACTCCCAAGCTAATCTATAAGCTAAAAGAGTAGATTTCATATGATCTCTAGGTAAGAGTAATAATTGATGGGAATGAGAATCTTGTTTACACCACCAACTAATTACTTCTCTGTGAATGTTACCTAAGACTCTCTTAGGATGGATTAAATTAATAAATTCTATTAAAGAAGACTCAGCAAGGAACTTACGATCTGCTCTTACATCAGATAACTTAATCTTAGATTTATTTAGACTGCCCTTAGGTCTGCCCAAGATCGTGTCCACCTCTACGAAGATATTCTAATACTTTATCAAATCTACGTTCAAAAAGATCTATTCTATCTTTTAAATAACTTACATCTTTAGTCAAGACAGCAGAACCTATAACTAATTGATTTAAAATCTTAATATCCTCTTTAATGTCTTTAACGTCACTTTTAATCTCTTTAGCATCAAAAGTTGTCTTCCAATAAAAACCTGAAGCAACAAATAATAATGTTATAAGAGTTACTATAGTTCCTATACTTATTTCCCAGACAATCACTCAGAGCATATATCCCCAAATATTAGCAGCACATAAAGTAGCTCCTGCTCCATTAGTCGTAGTAGTTATACTGACAGAGCCTGTTGGAGTACCTGTAGCTCCATTAGTTACTCCTGTAATAGGCATAAACGAACCTACTGGAGGAATTAGATTAATTTCAAATGGAACTTGAAGCGTAGTAACACCTGTAGTTATTGGATAGTTCCAAGTACCAAGTACTATTGCAGTACCATTGGCTGCTGGAGCATATGAGATTGTTATAGTTACTTGAGATGCAGCAGTAGCTCCTGTACTTTGATAACTAAATCCTGAACAATAAACACCTCTGCCTATGTTTGAATTAGAACCCAAAGTCGCAACTAAAGTACCAGACGTACCTGTAGCTGTTGCTGATAAGGGTTGAGATCCTTGGGGTATTGTATTAGCCATTATTTTCCTCTTCCGACGGCTTGAGAGCCTTTATGTTTTGAATTCCATATTCGAGCTGCTTTACCTTGAGCAGCCTTTCGAGACATACCTTTACGAATAAAGGAGTCTCTTATTTTCTCGTATCCTACTGGCACTTAATGTCCATGAAGGAATTGTCCTATAAAGTTTAGTACGTTGTTAGCAATGGCGAAGCCCATTCCAAAGAATAGACCAAATAAGAAATCTTCGACTCTTTTAGCCATTATCGTCCTCTAGACGATGCCAGCCTGGTTTCTGGTCTAAATGCGTTCATGCCAGCCTGGTTATCCTTCTTAGGACGACCTCCTAACTTACCAATCTTCTGGGCGTACTTACTTACTTTTTGGGGTACTGCCATCTTATATTTGCTGCCTCTCGTTGAAATGTAGTTAATTGTTTTGGAGTTAATGATTTCATTCTAGCTATACCACCTTTAATAGCACCTAATTTAGCAAATTCAGATCCAGTTACCATAGAAGCAGATTCCTGTTTCTTCCACCATTGAGCTACTTCAGCCATTACCTCTGCTTCAGTTATTTGTCGACCAGAAGATATTACAGCAGGAGGTAAAGGAGGTTCTGGTAGATTAAGAACTAAAGATTGATAGAAGAATTGATCTATAGGTCTAGGAAATCCAGTCAAAGGCCAGTCTGATTGAAGGAATGGTTTAGTACCGACTGGAAGATATATAACTAAGTTTTGGTTATAGTCTCTGAACCAATAGATTGGATAAGGGTTCTTCCAATCTGTCTGAGAGAAGGGAAATGTATTTGATTGAAAGAATAATAGAAGGTTTTGTAACCAAGTCTGATCTATAGGTTGATTTACTACTGGGAGAGGGAAATCTACATTCTGAAAGAATGGAGTAGGCTGTGGTAACAGTCTAAGATTATTCTGCCAGAATTGATCTATAGGTTGATATGTTCTAGATAAAGGCCAATCAAACTGATTGAATGGAGATTGAAAGGCTGGAGCTAGGGTATTTTCTAGAAGATTTATAGACCAATCTTTATACCAAACTATACGTTGAGGATTGGGATAATCAGATTGTACGAAGGGAAATGTCTCTGATTGATAGAATAAATTTAGACTTTGAATCCAAGTTTGTTGGATTGGTATATATGTTCTTGGATTAGACCAATCTGACTGATTGAAAGGATTAGTTAGATTAAATCTTTGAGTCCAGGTCTGATACCAAGTAATTCTCTGAGGATTTGGCCAATCTGTCTGAAAGAAAGGATTATGTGTAACAGATGTTAAAGCATTCCCACTTACTTCTAAACTTCTATACCAAGTTACTGGATAAGGATTTGGGAAATCTCTTTGAGGAGAAGGTTGAGTTAAGTCCCTAAGAGGAGGTAGGTTATTCCCAAGTTCTGTCCAAGCATAACTAGAAGATCTCTGAAAATCTCTAGGATTTGGGTAATCTGATTGAAGAAACGGTTTAGTTAAGTTTCTGAGAGGAGGAAGATTATTACCTGCTTCTACCCATTCAGACCATTTTGAATAGACATATCCCCTAGGAGGTAAGTCTGTAATCTTAGATACAAAAGGATTAGCTGTACTAGCCGAAGGTTTAATTGCTATGACAAAGGATAAAGCACTATCATTAGCGTTCTGACCAAATGTAGAGGCTGCTGTTCCTGGAGTGACTAGAACTATACCATCTTCTGTTGCAACAGGTTCACCTAATGCAGTCTCCGTAGTTCTAAGTGTAAAAGCTAATGGAGAAGTACCGGCCGTTCC